ACTATCGCCTTCATCGTAATATTCTTCTGCTCTTGATAAGTAACTAAACATTCTTTTAATAGTTTCTACCGTAATGGCTTCTCCTTTGGCTAATTGTTGCGCTCTTACTTTACCAACTTGTGTAGCGCACTTATTGTTTACCTTTTCGTTTAGTTCTATACCTCTTTTAGCGTTGTTTTTCACACCATCAGGGTAGTCTGCATAGCTTTCAAATTCTTGCTCATTGTCAAACAGGTTTGTAAGCTGGTCTAATATGTGTTGTGCTTCTTCTTCTTCAATTTTAGACAGTTCATCTTTTATAGATTTGTCTTGTGGTTTTTCTAACTTGTCCGCAAAGTAACCTTCTATTGAAAATCCTTTTACCTTACCTGTTTTTACATAGTTATTCCAAACGTCATCATTGTGTACCTTCATAGAAACCATCCAAGTACCTATAGGCACGTCTAAATCGTAATGCCTTGTCTTGTCTTTCTCGCCTTCTACTATCCAACTCTCAACCGCAGTTAGTCCTGTAAGCGGCATATTGTGTTCTAAGGTTGAATTGTTTTGGTTGCCTCTTATAAAAAACAGTTCACTTGCTTTGCGTACAGTATCTTTTGAGAAATAAATATAGTATTCGTTATCTCCGCTTCTTCTGTAGATAGGTTTGTTAGGTACTAAAGCTGCACCCATTAGGATACGCTTTTCCTTATCTACCTCTGCAAGTTTAAATTCTTGGTTTTTTAACGCAATAAAATCTTCTTCTATTGCAGGACTTTCTACAACGCTTATAGCTTCAATTCCTGAAACGTCATCGTTTTCATCTATTACAAGTTCTACGATATTCATATTATAACAATATTATTTCTTAGTTTTTGTTTTATATTGATGCACCCTCAATAATGTTTCTGTCTAAATCTTGTGCGGTTGTAACATCTGCACTTACCACATAGGCTTTTAGGGGTTGTTGCTCTCTTTCTCCTATGGTTTGTGCTAATTGGCTTTCAGGTGCAGCTCCTACTATGTTAAATACAGGTGGGGTTGGTCTTGCCGATGTTGATACACCACCTCCTACTCTTGGTGTTGCTTTTTTGGTTGCATCTACCGCTGCTTTAATTGCTGCTAAGATACCTGCTGCTTGTGCTGCAAATGAAATTAATAAAGGAACGTTTTGTGGGAATCCTACCTTTGCGGTTGCCGCTGACCCTTTAGCTAAATCTACTCCTGCCTCCGCAGACCTCATTGTTATTCTTGACAAGGTTGCTTTAGCTTCCATTATTTGCTCCTTAATAAGTATTGCTTGTTTAGCGATAAATAATGCTTTACCTAATGCAGTTTCTTCGCCTATTATACCTCTTAGGATGTCCATATTTTTGAGCATATCTTCACGCTCCTGTGCTTTTAGTTCGGCTTTTAGTTCTGCAAGTTCTATTTCCTTTTCCTTTTCCTCATCCTTTAAATCTAACCTTTCTCTTTCAAGTGAATTTACATTTATTAATTGCTCACTTCTAAACCCTTCTATCTGTGCAAGTATTCCCTCTTTTTCAGCTTGTGCTTCAAGTAATGCTATTTGGTTTTCGTCATTTTTGTTTTTGTTAAACTGTGCTTGGGCTGCTGCTATTACCGCATCTGCATTTGCCAACATTAATTTTTCTTGCTCATCTAACACTTTTGCAAGTTTATCATTAGCTTTTATTCGCTCTGCTATAGTTTTAGTTTCGTCATCCCTAATTTGCCTTAGCTTTTCTGCTTCCCTGTCCTTTTGTTCTAATATTATTTGGTTTTGTGCTATACCTATTGCTGCTGCTCTGTTCAGTTCTGTTGTTTCTTCGGCTGCTTTTAGTGTACTTTTGCCATATTCAGTAATTCCTTTTATTACCGAAGGTGCAACCTCCACAATCTTATCAAAGGTATCAGGTACACCTGTCATAACATCTACCGCTTCCTTACCTGCGTTTTTAACTTCCTTTAATGCACCTGTAAAGTCTCCCTCAATAACTTTTTTAACTGCACTTGCTAAGAATCCTAACGTATCTAATAGACTATTAAACCTTTCTGTAATGTTATTATAAATAGCATTCCCAAAGTCATATAAGGACTGTACTGGGTCGTTAAAAATACTTTTAAAATATCCTATAACAGTCCCTATATTAGCGTTTAAGAACGTAAATAAATCATTAAAGGCTAAACTTAAAGCCTCCATCCCTGTGTTGAATATATTTACTATTTGTTGGTTTTGCCCAAATGTTTCTTTTAGCACATCAAAAGCCTTAACAACTAAATACACTATCCCTGTTGTTTTGCCTATGTTTTTTATTGCAACACCAAAACTTTTAAAACCTTTAGATGACTTGTCCGTACTTTTCTTTAAGTCATCAAGACTACCTTGTAAGTTGTTTATTTCCTTGTCTTGTTGATTTACAATTTTGCCTAATTCGGTTGCGTTTTTTGCAGCCTCCTTATACTTTAATTCAAATTCAACACCTACCTTTTTGTATGCCATAACTCTGTCTTAAATATGTTGTATGCTTCTCTTACACTTTCAGGATATTTGTTTTTGCCTAATGCTATGGCAGTATGTTCCCCTGTTATTTTTTGTTGTTTAGCTATTTCTAATAAGTTTAATATATTTTCTATCATACCGTTCCTGTCCAATCTACTGTTATGTTTGTATTGTCACAAGTCTTAAATCTTTTATCTACCGAATCCGCAAAGTACTTATCTTGGTTTTCTATTACAAAGTCTTTTACTTCATTGATTAATTCCAAATGACTAAGACCTGTTGTAAGGTTTGTCCTTATTTCGTTGATTTTGTATATTCTATCAAACACTACAATCCTGTCTGCTAAACTTAGGTTTAATATTACCCTAAGAGGAAGGTAGGCTTTAAATTTACTTAACCTTCTTTTTTGGTCGAATGTATCGCCTATGTAATTACTATAATAAGTTTGGAATAACGTCTCTGTAAATACAGTTCCTGTATATTCGTTAAACTCTGCTTTAAAATTTAGGTTTTGGCTATCTGTAATGTCAACACTATTTGAAGGTATATAGTAATCTGTTATTCCTACCCTTAAACTTGATGTCTTTACAACTCCTATTTGTGTGCCGTCTGTTATTTTCTTAGCATAGAACAAAAAGGGTTCGCCTAAATATGGGTCTTGTCTTATGTCAGCACTCCACCCCCATTGTGCATCTGTAAGTGTTAGGTCATCATCTGTTAGTCTCTCAAACTTGTGATGTTCAAAAGGCAGTTCAACGTTATATGTACCTCCTTCTGTTTTATAAACATCTTCGTAGTTTTCCGTACCCCATTCAATATTAAACAACTGCTTGTGGTTTTCGCTAAAAAAACTCTTTAACCCTTTGTACTTAAAAACTATTCTTCTGTATGGCATCAAAGCATCTATTGCAGAAGTAGTAGTATCTAAAAATTCTGTAATGTTAAAAGTATTTTTACTTTGCGCATAGAAATCGTCAAGTGTTTTTACCTGTACTATACCATCTTTGTCTTGAAAAGCGGTAAGGTTAAACATTCTAAAAAGTCCTGTAAGGAAGTCTAACGTTTTCATTTTAGGCAAATGCAATGCTGCATTAAAATCTGCGTCTGTCTGTGTTTCTGACCTTCCTTGTAATTGTACTGTAATGTTCTTAGACCCTTCAAATTCTTTTTGCCATTCATTTAGAATAACCTCTAATTGAAATTCTGCAGATGACTCGCTTTCAAAATAAACCCTATAGTTTCCTGATGGGTAGGCAGCATATTCGTTATCGCTTCCTATTGTATGATTTCCATTTAGGTTGTCTACCCTTTCAAATATCTCCCCATCGTTTTCTACTATTACATTGTAGTTTTGAGCGTTGGTTATTATTTTAATTTCGTATCTTAGTTTTACATCATCAGGGTTTTCAGGTTGTCTTAAAAAAAACGTTTCTTCTGCAATGTGTTCTTCCCATACTGCCCTGTCTTCGGTTGTACCACTTGGACAACAAAACGTAGTTTTAGAGCGTATCTTATCTTCTTCAAATAATCCACCTTCTTTTCTGTGTAGCCATAGGTACAGGTTGTAAAAGTTAGGATTTGTTTTATTGAAAAAGTCCCCACTAAATTTAATACCAAACTTATCTTCTATTGCTTTTACTAAAACATATACCCTAATAGCAGGTTTTAGTTGTTCGTACTTAACACCCTGTACTGTCCCTGAATCATAGGCTAAATTTCCACTTTGTGATTCTGTAGTAGTCGTATCATAAAACAGTCTTTGCGTATGTGTAATTAAAGGCACTATTAAAGCATCTTCGTATTCTACACCGTTTATAGTTACATCTAAACCATCTTGTAAGTAGGTTGTTATATTGTCAGCATTATAAGTAAACTCTATGTCATATAGATTGTCCAGTGTACTCAATAGACTTTCTCCTAATAGGTCTTTAATGTTTACCGTATCTCCAATAAATGTAAGCCTGTAGGTGTGTGGTTTACCTTCTTTTAGTGTTACACCCTCTAATCTTATTTTACCTGTCTTAAACGATTGCTGGTTAAGTAGTAACTGTGATGGTTTTTTAACCCCTGAAACATATCCTACTACATCGTAGTTATAGAAGTGATTAAATATTTTGTTATTCTCCTTACTTGCAGGTACATTAAATGTTCTTGTAAAATTTGTAAATATCTTACTTATGTCTTTTACATTCTGTAGTGTTTGTGTTAAGCTTACCGCTTCATCTTTAAACAGTTCTACTTCTGTACCCTCTATGTAAAGTTGTAGGTTTAGCATTATTTGATATTGTTAATCTTGCTAAATGCAAATTCAAATTCTAAAGTGTGGTTTATTAGCTTGTCGTTTAGTGATGTTTTGTATGTATGTTCTTTGGTTCTTACAATTATTGGTAATGTTCTACCCTCCCATCTAATCCAAACGTTTTCACTTAGTAGTAATTCTTCTATGGCTAAATTATAATCTTCATTTACAAAGCCTGAATTTAAAACAACCTTTTTGGTTGCACTAACATTGTATCTTTCTTGTTGCCCCTTGTATGTAGGATAAGTTAACGTAGATGTGTTTATAATATTTGCTTTGTATAATTCATCTGTAATAGCCATACTCTCTACAGACTTCTTAAAGAAATACATATCCTGATACGCACCAAATTTATTAACAAACGTCAGCTTATAAGGTGTAAACTTAGGCTCACATACGTTGTTTACTGTAACCGTTTTAAGTAAGGTTGTATCGTCTGTATCGTAAACTTGTATTGTGCTACTATCCGCAGGTATTGTTACATATTGTATCTTTTGATTTGAATTACCATCGTCTGTTATTTGTGTATCTACGCTATCTATTGTAACCTTTCCTACACCCTCTGCAAATATTGGTAATTTACCTGCAGTGTTTTCAGGCAAGTAAAGAGTATTATTACTTATTAGTAGGTTGTCTGATAGTTGAGGGTTGATACCATCCTCAAAATAGCCATATCCATCCATTGCTAAGTAATGATTTGTAACAGGGCTGCCACTTGCAAATTCTTCTCCATCTGAATCGTACAACCTTGTAATAGCAGTAACCCATTTAGTTGTGCTTAAATAGTCATTGTTAAAAGTTATATCTATGTAGTCCCTAACTAATTCACTTATTTCAAATAATATATTGTCTTGGGTTGATAATCTCGTTTTGGATAGTTCATATCTTAGGTCACTATCAGTATAAGTACCTGACGTACCATCATAAATATAAAGTTCCAATTCTGCTCGGTCTAATACAGGCATAATTAGTTGCTATTAAATTGTATAAAAAAAGGACTTCTTGCGTTTATTCTCATCTTAGCTTAATATATCGGTTGAACATCCTTGCACCAAATCAAAGTAGGTAACGTTTTCTCCTGTAACTGTAGGAAACCCAAATGTATAATTATTTACAGGGGCTACGCATATATCTACTGTACTGCTTGGTGCTAAAAAATGTGTTATTTCTTGGTTGCCATCAAAGGCTATGTAATTTATTAAAGCGTTTTCTGTTGTGCTATGGTTTGTAACCCTATAATTTTTTTGATAGGCTATTACTATAGTTGCTGGTTGTAAAACTTGTTTATAACAATAAGCCTCATAGCTTGTCCCACTTGGTGGTAAAAAGTTAGCCGAATCGTATGTAACCAACACATATAGGTTTCTTAATGTATCAACAGGTACAGGACTAAAACTACTTGGCTCTATACTATGAAGTGTACCTACGCTTACTGTTGGATTTGTAATAGTACCATCTGCTGCTATTGAAAGTCCTGTAATCTCTGTATCTGCACAACTAAAGTTCTGTAATACTACAGGTGGAGCAGGTTCTTGGTGTTCTATAAAGAATGGACTTCTTGCTTTAATCATTTTTTAATGCTATAAAATCTTCAATATCTAATGCAAACTTCTCTATTAATTCGTCAGGCAGTTTAATGACATTTGTTTCAAACGGTTTAGTAAAAAAGAAACTTGCTCTTAAACCTTTTTCGTATATGCTTTTGGCTAACAAATATCTTAAACTCTTTCTACCAATAAACCTTCCCTCTTTATCTCTTATTCCTTTTATAGATTTCTTAACCATCCACTTATCTAAAGACTGTGGTGGTATGCTTTTAAACCTACCTGAATACTTAAAAGGACTGTTCTTACTTTTTGAATAAGTTGATTTACTACCCTTTACACCTAAGTCTTGAAAAGCACCATAATCAGCCATATAAAACCGAACGTTAAAGTTGTTTGATGTAACGTCTAATTCATATCCTAAGCTACCTTCTAACTCCCCACTTGTAGAACCAGTAATAAACTTATTATTACGATGCCTTTTAAGGTTTCCCTTTGACTGCTTTATAATACTTTTAGCAAATGCCTCTAAGGCTTGTTTTGTTTCTTTAAAGGTCATTAGCAGACTGTCATATCATTTACTACCATAACACTAAAGGTTGCAGTCCATCCTGCTAACTTATTCTCAAACCTATCTATAAATGGCTCACAAGTAACATCTTCTTGCACTTGGTATTTGTCTGTGTAGCTATCCCCCCTTTGTAGTTCGTTTATTACCCTTGTAAGTAATGCAAGTTGTGTATTTAATACGTCTTGTTCGTTATCGTTTCCTACAAAAGTATCTGCAACCTCATCATTAGATATATCTACTATGTCCATTGCAAGAACCGAAATACTAAAGGTTGTGGTCTTAGTACCTACTACTGCATTGTTCACTATAATATGCGACAAAGGAAATATACTTTGCTTGTCTAAATCCACATCGTCAATACTTCCATAGGTAACTGTATTTACAAATGGCTCTGCATTTAGTAGTGTTTTTAGTTTGTCTGTTACTTCGTAAAATCCTTTCATCTTTTCTTAATCATTGATTTTTCTAATTCTGTCTTTTCTTTTTCAAAGGCTAAATACATAAATGACTTGTGCATATTTAGTTTAGTAATGTTGTCGAATTGGGTAACATCCCCTTTAGCCAAGCCATAGATTGATTGATACCAACCCCACTTTCTTCCAAAGCTTGACGTTGCTGAATAGTCAGATTCTCCTTCATCTCTTTCGCTAAATATTTCAGGGTAATTTGTAACAACTCGTTGTTTAAACTGTAAAAAAAAACCAAGCAACCCATAACAACATCTAAAGGCGTGTCCTTAAACACGTCCGTATCTTCCTTTGCAGTGTATTCTTCTATTTGGTATCTATCTCCCTTTTTAAGTGTAACTGGTCTGTAAAGTACTGCCATAGCTTTGTGCATTGTTTCCCAGTCTGATATATTATTATCAAGGTCTATGTACTCCCCTAAGGTAATGTCATCTAACTTTGGTATAAATCCGTACTCTACACCCTTTAAAGTAAATGTAGGTATTAGTTCTGTCTTTACGTTAAACATATTATTTAGGTCAGACACTATGCTATTAACGTATTGGTATTTAATTCTTGCTATGTCTTTTAAATCAAGCCTACAAAATATCTCAACCATTTTGTGTAGTAAGAAGTTACTATTTTGGTTGTCTACTGTATTCAGCTTTTCAAACTTCTGATACTGTTCTAATGTTATATCAGATAGCTTTTCAGGTATGTATATGTCTATTTTCATAATCGTATATTAATACAATAAAAATACAACAAATATGTATAAAAAGAAAAGAGGACATCTCTGCCCTCTAATCCTAAACAAACCAAATGAAAATCTATCTATAGGTTTCGTACATATACTTGTACAATTCTTCTATTTTGTTTTCTAACTCTTTCGAGTTCTGTGCGTATTCTTCTTTTCCTACTTGTGTGTTTTTCTGTATTACAAGATGTATTTTTACTTTTGACTTATAACCACCTTTTGTAATAGGCTTTATAACTACAAAGAATCCATTATCCCAGCACCACTTCTTAAGTAGGTATGGTCTAAAGAAATCATTGTCTAACGCCATATGAAAAACAATATTTCTACAAATGCAAATATAGCTGCGTAGGATGCAAGCCCAAGTATTGCAATATCTCTTACTGCTCTTTTAATGTGCTTTCTGTTTTGTTTAGCACAAATTTCTTTTTTAATAATAATGTAATCTTTCATTGTTTTTTTGTTTTATGATGTAAATATATAACCTTTTTTTTAATTAACAAATAATAAACAATTTATTTTAATACACAAAGTATTGCCCCCTATGTGAGTTTTCTAATGTATCTGTTAAAACGTACCTAAATGCATCTATGCAGTCAGGATGTTCTCCTGTTGGTTTTGGTAGCGTGTTACCGTCTTTATCTTTTGCCCATACATATCCTTGTAGTTCTCGTTTTAGATTCCTGCTTTTACTTGTAACGTATATTTCGTTTTGGTTTATTAGGTTGATTCCAAAGTTTACACTATCCCTACCTTTTGTACAGGGGTAGATATTATGCCCATCCCTTCTAAGCGTTTCTATGGACTTAGGTTCTGCTTGGTCAGCAATTATGTTGTCTTTTATATTATTGTGCCTTAGAAACAAGCTTACATCCCTTAGAACCGTATTAGACTTATAGAATACTTCATCAGCTATGTAGGCTTCGTTCCATTTGTATAATCCTATGATTGTGGTGGGGTCTGTATATCCAAAGTCCATACCATATGCTAATAGCCTTGCTTCGTTTGGTACGGTGTCTATCTCTTTCCAATCAGGAATACACACACCTTCTAAAGAACCAGTTTCTCCTAAACCGTAAACCCTCCACCAATTAGACCAGTAGGTAGATGTCTTTGCCTTATCTCTTGCTTTCTCTATTTCCTTTATTATGGTTTCAGGTAACGCATCGTTGTCTTTGTAGGTAAGTGTAATGTAGTCTGTATCTTCTTTACCTATTAGTTCTTTGTCCACCCAAAATAAACTTGATGGGTTGTAGTCTAACCATATTGTCCCTGATGTTCTAACTGCTAATTGTGTGTAAGCATCAAAGGGTACGTTATTACATTCGTTAATATATAGTTCTGTGCGTCTTGCACCTCTCAATTTTAAGGGCTGGTCAGTTGAAAAAAACTCTATGTAGCTTCCGTTTGTAAAAGTGTACTTTAATGTGCTTTTATTGTATTGGCTATCTTCATACCTGTTAAGACCCTTTAAGATGCCTAAGAAGTCCTTTAAAGCACCTCTACGAAGGTGTGGTATACTTTCAGATACTACGCTAATCTCTTTGCCTTCGTTTTTAATGGCATAGTCTATTAGCAAACAAAGTATTGATATAGTCTTAGATGCACTTGTGCCACCCTTAACTATTCGTATCCTACTCTGTAGTTTTCTTAGCTTATGAAATGCAATAGTTTTCTTTACTCGCATACAAAATGCAGGTTAGGGTTGTGGTTATCCCTAATCCTCCATAAACAAAGGTAAGTCCTCGTTGATAGTAATGTCTTTGGTTTCTCTTGGCTTACCTGCGTAATAGTTATAGAACAGTTGCACAAA